ACACCTTTTTAAATCACAATCGTTAACGTCAATACTATCTAAATGTGTCAATGCAAAATATAGAGTTGGTTTGACGGGTAGTTTAGACGGAACTAAGACACACAAGTTAGTATTAGAAGGGCTTTTTGGTTTAGCCGAAAGAGTTGCCACCACAAAAGAACTGATGGACAAAAATAGACTTGCAGAGTTTGAAATCAAATGTTTAGTTCTGAAACATGATGATGAAATTTGTGAGTTGATGAAAAAAACTACGTACCGAGAAGAAATTGAGTATCTGATATTGAACGAAACCAGAAACAAATTCATCAAAAATTTAGCGGTATCATTAAAAGGTAATACACTCATATTGTACCAATACGTTGACAAACATGGAAAAATACTATATGATCTTATCACCAATACAAAAAATATTGGTGACAGAAAAGTTTTCTTCATATATGGAAAAACAGATGTTGAAACGAGAGAGAATGTCCGCAGTATAACAGAAAAAGAAGAAAATGCAATCATTATTGCATCTTATGGTACGTTTTCTACCGGTATTAATATCAGAAACTTGCATAATGTAATTTTTGCTTCACCTTCAAAGTCTAGAGTGCGTAATCTTCAATCAATAGGTAGAGCACTCAGAATAGGTGATAAAAAAGAAAAAGCAATTTTATATGATATAGCAGATGATTTGAGATACAAAAACTATATGAATCATACTCTCAAACATTTCGTAGAAAGGACAAAGCTATATAATGAAGAGAAGTTTGTTTACAAACTCTACAAAATAGGACTAAAAAATGGAAAGAGTTCAAGTAATCAAGTTGTATAACGGTGATCAGATCATTTGCTATGCAGAAGAGGAAAAAGAACAAATAGTGGTTAAAAAGCCTCTTCAATTCTTTCTAAAGATTGATAGAAGCGGTGCACATAATATTTCAATGGATTTTTGGTTACCCTATCCAGTTACTAAAACAAATACTGCTTCTATTAAAAGAGATCAGATTATTGCTATGCTTGATCCTTCCGATGACTTCGAAGAATACTATGAGAATGCATTAGATGCTCTTGAGAAATCTAGAGAAAGTGATTCATCTTTTGAAGATGAAAGTGAAGATAAATTGAAAGTATTACTGGAGACACTCCAGATACCTAAGGAAAGATTTATTAATTAACATGCAGAGGCTACATAGTGGAGTGTAGACCTTTGTCAAGTGGAAATCAATACTTATTATGGTGAACAATATGACAAATACCAAAAAACATTATATAAACAATGCTGACTTTTGCAAAGCATTGGTCGATTATAAAGAAGCGGTAGCTCTCGCAAAAAAAGAGAGGCAACCAAAACCTATTATTCCAAATTACATTGGTGAGTGTTTCATGAAGATTGCCGAAGGGCTTTCTCACAAACCAAACTTCATCAACTATACCTATCGTGATGAAATGATTGCAGATGGTATTGAAAACTGTCTGATGTATTTTGAAAACTTCGACCCTCAAAAATCCAATAACGCATTTGCCTATTTTACTCAAATCATATATTATGCTTTTCTCCGGAGAATACAGAAAGAGAAAAAACAACTCTATGTCAAATACAAATCAACTGAAAATTTTGGTATTTTAGATGAGTCTGAACTCATGGGTTTCGATGAAATTAATTCCAAACCCTTTGAATTATATGACAATATATCAGAGTTTATTGAAAATTTCGAAGAGACAAAAAAGAAAAAGAAAATCGTGAAAAAAGAAAAAGGTATTGAAAAATTTCTTGAAGATTAATTATGAAAATAGCATTGATAACTGATCAGCACTTTGGTGCGAGAAACGATTCACTTCATTTCCTGGATTTCTATGAAAAATTTTACAATCTGTTTTTCTTAGAAATCGATGATAGGGGTATTGACACCGTTGTAATATTGGGTGATACATTCGACCGTCGCAAGTATGTAAATTTTTATACGTTGCAAAGGTCAAAGAAAATGTTTTTCGATAAATTGAAATTGAGAAACATAAAAGTTTACATGCTGGTGGGCAATCATGACACCTATTACAAAAATACTAACGAAGTTAATTCACCTGAGTTAATGTTATCTGAATATGACAACATCACCACCATAAACGACCCTCAAACAATACAGATTGCTGACTATCCAGTCACTATGATGCCATGGATTTGTTCAGAAAATTATGTTGCATCAATGGAAGAATTAAAAAACACAACCGCACCTATTTGCATGGGGCATTTTGAAATTGAAGGCTTTCAAATGTACAGAGGAGCACCTTCACATGAAGGGCTTGACCCAAAAATGTTTGATAGGTTTGATGTAGTTTTTTCTGGGCACTATCACCATAAGTCTTCAAAAGGCAATATTCATTATCTTGGTAATCCATATGAATTAACCTGGCAGGATTACGACGATAAAAGAGGCTTTCATATTTTTGACTTGGAAACCCATGAACTAGAATTCGTTGCCAATCCATATAAAATGTTTCATAAATTAATGTATGACGATAAAGCTTTCTCTATAAAAGAAATACAAGATATGGATCTCAACTGTTTTACTTCGGTATATGTGAAAGTTGTGGTAGTAAATAAAACTAATCCATATTTGTTTGATATGCTCATTAATAAATTATATCAAGTAAACCCAATAGATATCACCATTGCGGAAGATTATACTGAAATAGAAGACGTTATGGATGATGATATTGATCAAGCCGAAGATACCATTACCATATTAAACAAATACGTTGATAACTTGACAACTGATCTGGAAAAGAGTAAACTAAAAACTCTTTTCCAAGAAATATATGTTGAAGCCTTGAATGAGGAAATAACATGAGCTATGCTAGTAGATTAGTAAACAATCCACTTGAAAAATATTTGTTTCTTCCCAGTATGTGTGTTGATACTGGTTTTTTCTCTGGTCAAGAAGTTGACTTTATAAGTAATTATTGTTCGTCCTTACCTCTTTCTAAAGGAGGTTTATTTGATCCGAACGACGTATACAATACTAGAAATGCTAAAACTGCATTTATTAGATCGCCTGATGATAATACAAGATGGTTTTATGAAAAACTTAACACATTGATTGGATATTACAATGACACAATGTTTGGTTTTGATTTGGTAGGATTTGATTATCTGCAATATGCAGAATATGATGTAACGGGTAAACATGAATTTCATATGGATATTGCACTAGATTCTCCTTCAATTATTGACTATAGGCTTAATGAACATCTAAGAAAAATTACTGTGGTATTAATGCTGAATCAGCAAGGCGTTGATTTTCAAGGAGGTGATTTTCAAGTGAATCTTTCCGAGGAAAGAGTTCCGCGCACAGTTATTATGAATAAAGGTAATGTACTTTTGTTGCCGTCTTTTTTACTTCACAGGGTTACTCCTGTTACTCAAGGTATTAGAAAAACGCTTGTTGCATGGGCTATTGGACCAAAATTTAGATAATGATTACATTCAAAAAATGCAGGTGGAAAAACTTTCTTTCCACAGGAAATTCATTTACTGAGATTGATCTTAATCGATCAACCAACACTTTGATCATTGGTCAAAACGGAGCTGGGAAATCCACAATACTGGATGCACTTACATTTGGTCTTTTCGGTAAACCGTTTAGGAAAATAAACAAACCTCAACTAATGAATTCTATTAACAACTCAAACTGTGTTGTTGAAATCGAATTTTCTATTGGTAAAAAAGAATATAAAGTTGTTCGTGGAATAAAGCCTAATGTTTTTGAAATCTATTGTAACAATGTTTTAGTCAATCAAGATGCTAAAGCAAAAGATTATCAGGAGCACCTGGAGAAATTTATTCTTAAATGGAACATGAAAGCCTTTACTCAAATCGTCGTCTTGGGTTCCGCATCATTTGTACCATTTATGCAATTAACTCCCTCTGATAGAAGGACCATTATTGAGGATCTACTAGATATTGAAATATTCTCCTCAATGAATAATATTGTTAAGAACAAAATTGGTTCAATTAAAGATACTCAAAAAGATTGTGAATATCAAATCAAATTAATCAGTGAAAAGATTGAACTTCAAAAACAAAATCTTGAAGAGCATAGAAAAAATTTTGAATTTGAAATTCAAAAGAAAAAGGAAGAAGGAATAAAAAATCAAGAATTTATAGAAAAGACCACTAAAGACATTGAGTTAATTCAAAAACATATTGAACAATTACAAAATAAAATTTCAGATGAAAAGACTGTTCAGTCAAAGAGCACAAAAATTATAACGTTACAATCCAAATTGTCTGACAATACCAAAAAGTTAAATAAAGAAATAGAATTTTTTCAAAGCAATGATGACTGTCCAACCTGCCATCAAATTATTACCGAAAATACAAAAACAAACCATATCACAAACAAAAAAGAAAAAATACAAGAAATTGATGTGGCAAGTAAAAAGCTATCTGATGAACTAGATAAATTATATTCTCGTTTAGACCAGATAGAAAAAATGCAAAAACATATCAATGAACATAATTCTGAAGTGGTTAAATTAAACACGCAAATTTTAAGTGCTAATAAGTACAATAGTAAATTGATTCAAGAAATAAAATCTTTAGAACAAAACACAGTTTTCAAAGAGAGTGATAATGAAAAATTAAAAACGTTAAATGATGAATTAAAAACGGTAGAAACAAATGCAAATGAATTGTCTGTTCAAAAACAATATCATGAATTTGCTGCCACACTCCTAAAAGATACAGGAATCAAGACTAAGATTATTAAGCAATATTTGCCAATAATGAATAAGTTGATTAACAAGTATCTAACTGCAATGGATTTTTTTGTTAATTTTAATCTAAATGAAAACTTCGAAGAAACTATTAAGTCAAGGCATCGTGACGTTTTTTCTTACGCTTCCTTTTCTGAGGGAGAAAAAATGCGAATTGACCTCGCGTTATTATTTACGTGGAGACAAATAGCAAAATTGAAAAACTCAACTAATACCAATTTACTTATTTTGGATGAAGTTTTTGATTCGTCATTAGATGGTGTTGGCACAGAAGAATTTATGAAGCTTTTGAATACCCTAGATAATAACACTAACGTTTTCGTTATCTCCCACAAGGGAGATCAACTATTTGATAAATTCAGATCGGTAATTAGGTTTGAAAAGAAAAATAATTTTTCACAGGTGGTAAAATGACTGATGCAATTAAAGAAAATGATATTATTAGAATTGATACGAATCCATACAAAAATGAACCTTCTATAGTACAAGAGAAAATTCGTATCTTTGATTTGGTACCAGAAACACATCCTGTTTTAAAAAAGATTTTGCCAGATTTTGATTTCAAAAATCCTCCAGTTGATCCCAATTCTTTTGCCAGTTCATTGGTTGAAACTTGCAAGCTACACAACGGATTAGGGCTGTCTGCCAACCAATGTGGATTTGAACATCGAGTATTTGTGATGGGTTCTGGAG